CGGCCAGACCTCGGCCCACAGGCCGTGCTGCCGCAAGGTCTTCGCGGTGTACGCGGCGCTGACGCCGAGGCCGACGTGAGACACCCCGACGCCGGTGACGTCGCGATAGACCAGCGCGACGCGCACGGTGTCGAGGGAGGGATGCAGGTGATGGGGACGCTCTCTCATGGGGCTCATGGGGACGGTGTGCTTTCGGGTTCGAACCAGCTGGCCAGCTCGTCGGCTGGCACCTTGATGACCTCGCGCTCGAGCTCGAGCTCGGCGCGCTTGTCGCTCTCGAATGCGCGCTGGGCCTCGCGGCCCTCGGCGTCGCGCAACGCGTTGCGGATCGCGATCAGTCGTGCCGCCTCGTCGACGAGGTCCGGCGTGCCGCGGCGCCGACGTCCGCCTGGGCCCTGGCCCTGGGCGGGTGCGCGGATGCCGCCCGCAGCGGCCAGGTCGCCCGTCGTCGTGTCGCCCTTCTGGACGTCGGGCCCGGCCAGCGTGCTCTCGGGCTCGGGCGCGGCGGCGATGCCGGCCAAGGTCAGCGCGACGGGCTGCTTGACCCACGCGGCGGAGATCTTCTTGAACTCGCGATTGAACACGTCGCTCGCGAGTAGCCGGCCTTCCTCGGGCGTGAGGATGTTTGCGTTGGTGAGGCTGCGGACGATCTCCGCCATCGCGGCCGGGTCGCGCGTGACGGGGGAGTTCGATCGAAATCGCCAGAACCGAATGCCCATGTCGGCGAGAATCTTGCGGTTGATGACAAAATCGAATTCCTCGCGCTCGGGCTGAAACACTTGCATCTCGGCGAACATGAGCGCCGCGTCGCCGGTGTTGCCCTGGATGGCAACCTTGCCGTTGCGGCGGGTGACAAAGAACCCGGCGCCGGGGCAGAAGTAGCAGTAGACCTCGCCCTCGTACGGAACGACCTCAACGTGTCGAGCGCTCGTCATGATCGTGCTCCAACGCTCGACGTGCTGAACTCGAAATACACCGGTTTGCGCTACCCACCGGTAATGAGCGCGGTACCCGAGCCGCAAACACATGGCTTGCACTTGACCGGCCAGTACGGAGGACGCGGTGTAGTAGCTGCCACCTCGCAGGTTCGCGGTGCGTGTTCCGTCACCGTCCATCATCGCGCGAAACAAAATCCGGAGCTGGCGAACCGGAAGCCCGGTGACGTAGGACCACGGCAGATGCCGTCCCGCGCTCCGCCCACCACAGTGGGTCACGAGCCAATCGCGCAGGCAGCGGTTCGAGATGCAGAACACGTGCGTGCCGTCCTCTTTGATCTGGGTGGAGAACTTCCAGCCAATGAGCTCGAGGCAGGTCTGCATACGAGTCCGGTACGGCCGCTTCTTCTGGCGAACGAACACGAGGTAGGGCGCTGTCGGGTGGTCGGTCTCGAGCAGCCCTCCGTCGGACATGAAGTAGCCGAGGAACTCGATCCAGAGATCGCCTCGGATCGGCTCATGCCGGTGCCCGCGTTCGATCTTGCAGACCTTGGGAAGGGTGAGGTCGATCAGCTCCTCTCCGGCAGCATCGGTCCCCGGCACGCAGATGAACTCGAACACGCGTCGACGGGCGGTCTCTTCGGCGGGCTCTATCGTCCAGGACCGATCCGGGCATCGGACAAGCATCTTGTGATCACGTGTGACGAGCACGTCCGTATGCTTGCCAACGAAACGAATCAGGTCCTCGCGAACGAACGACACGTGCTTGCTCACCGGAACTTCGAACCGGAGCTCGTCGCGCTCGGGATCGTACACCGCGATACGCTCGTCCTCTGCGATCTCCTGATGAAGTTTCCAGCCGTTCTCGGTCAGCGTCTCGGTGTCTGCCGAGTAACACGACCGATTAAAATCTCGAATGTCTCCGCGGAGTAAGCGTGGCAGTCGAAACGACTGACCGACCTTGTCGTGGTTACGCTCGTCGTAGGCAAGGTGCGTTGCATCCGACTGCTGCGCGTTGGTGAGCGGCTTCAGCTCAATCCGCATCCGCCCGGTGTGCTCGTGATTACTGCCGCCGCTCGACGACTCGGCTTCGATCACGAGCACGCGATGAAAGTTCCGCTTCCCCTTGATGTTGTTCTCGATGTAGCTCTCGATGCGCGGGATCGACTGGGCAGATAGCCGACCACCAGAGACGAGCAATGCAAGTGGTGGTACACTTTTGTTTTCGAAGTACAGGTAGTTCACCTCCTCAGCCTGCCGCGAGCCGAGCACCGCGAGCAGGTTGCCAATCCACCGCGGGATGCCGTACGCCGACCGCGCGTTGTGGATCTTGAAGTGGAGGACCTCCGTCGCCGGCCCGTCGTCGGGGTCGGCAGCGACGAGCTCGTCGATCGACGCGTACGCCCGCCCCGACTTGCGCGAGATGCACCGCGGGTCGCCGAACTCCTTGAAGAACACGACCTGCTGCTCGAACACCTGGACGTAGCGCCGGAACCGCCTCCGCACCTTCATCGTGTCGAACGACAGCTCGGAGACCTTGATGTTCAGGTCGTCCTCGACGAGCTCGGCGTCGAGCGGCAGGAGCCGCATCGTGAAGCCGGGCAGGTACACGAACTGCGCGAGCTCGCCGCCGCCGTCGCGCAAGACCTCCCAGTAGCCGTTGCCCATCATCTCGAGGTCCTGCCGCGTGCGCCGCCGCAGCGTTACGAACGACAGGTCGATGCACGCGAACTCGAAGAAGGTCTCGAGCCGGGACTTCTCGAGCCGCATGTGCTCGGTGACCTCGGCCTTTTTCGCCGCGACCTCGTCGGGTGTCGGCGTGTTCGCGAGCGCCTGGACCTTCGGGTCATCGCGGAACCGGGGGGCGGACTTCTTGCGCTGGCGCTCCACGAACAGCGCGTTGGCGATCCGGTGGTCCGCATCGCTCGCGTCGAGGTCAATGACCGGCTCGAAGCGGTGGCCGAACGCGTCGATGTTGGTGACGTAGGCGTCGACGTTCTGGCGGAGCGACGACGAGTTCTCGAACAGGATGGCCAGCGTCTCGGGGTCGTACGGCGGCGTGACCACGCCCATGCCGGCGAACACCTGCTCGCGCTGCTCGGCGTCCGCCCAGGGCATCGCGTTCGAGTCGGCGACGCGGCCCGCGTCGCCGCCCAGGACGTGCGCCTTGATGAGGGCGATCCGGTCGCCCAGCATGCGCACGGCCTCGTCGACGTCGAGGGTCGAACCCGAGGGGGACGTATCGGCGGTGTGGCCGGTCTCGTCGGTCATCACAGCGCTCGGAAGTCGAAGCCGGCGGCGATCGCCCGCGGCGCGCCGGAGGTGAGCTGGTTCGTCCGCACGCGCACGAACTCGACGGTCAGCGGGAGGAGGACGAAGCCGGGCGCGGTCAGCGGCGCGCCGATGGCCTCGAAGTTCTCACCGTCGATGCTGCCCTCCAGCTGGAGCGAGCCGACGAACGGCCCCGAGACCTGGACGGTCTTGTCGCGCAGCCGAAACACATTCGCGGGGGACCCCACGCCGGCGGCCGCCGGCACCTCGAGCGGCATCTGCTCGGGCCGAGCCATCACCGGCCTCCCGGCGCGCGCGCGGCCGCGGATGAGCTCGGAGCAGGCAGCAGCGGGGGCGGATCCACAACCGCCGCGAGATCGCCGCCAGCCATCGGCGACAGCGCGCGCACGACCCGGCCGAAGGTCAGGAGCCGCACGTTCGCCGCCGCTCGAGCGGCCGCTTCGGTGTCGGCGGTGACCTGGAAGGCGCCCACCGACCGCAGGCGATTCGCTGGCTGGGTGTGCAAGTCGGTCTGGAAGATGTGGACTCGATAGTTCACGTGCGCCCCGAAAAGGAAAAAGCCCCGGAGAGCAAGCAGGGAACTTGCCTTCCGGGGCTCGAGTGATTCGACAGCCCGTCGTTCGCGTGGTGGTTGGGTCGGTGGGTCGGTTGGGTCTATAGCTCGTCGAGCTTCTTGCTCTGCTTCACCTGAATGTTGCAGACCTTGCCGTGCTGGAAGCTCACGGTCACTTTGCCGAAGAAGCCGCTCGCTGATTGCCGCTCCAGGAACCGGAGCAGCCGGCCCATCGGATGCGGCGTGGCGATCGGCCGCTGTGACTCGTCATCTCGGTCTTTCACTATACTCATCTTGATAGCCCTTATCCAATGATTCGAACGTTGATTTCGGTCACGGCGCCTGGCAGCGGGCCGCGTTCCTTCTGACAGGCCAGGGCCACCGACCAGTAGCGATCCCCATGCCCGCGGCCACCCGCGTCGCGCTCGACCTCGAACGACGGCTTCCCCGTCGGCGTCAGCCCGCGCTTCACGCCGTGGATCTGCGCCACGAGCTCGCGATCCTTGGGCAAGACGACGTCCTTGCGCTGCAGGAGGATCTTGAAGTCCGTCGCCCAGATCTCCTTCGACTCGTTCGTGAACGTCTCCGGCACCACGCAGCCGAAGTCGCGGCCGAGGTTCTCGGCCAGGTGCATGCCGATGCCGTTCTGGTCGATCGACAGCCGGCCGATCGGCAGCGTCGTCAGCATGCGGCGGAGGTCGGCCTCCTGGTCGGCGAACGGGACCTTGTCGTAGCTCTTCAGCATCCGGCACACGTGCTTGCCGCCCGTCTGCTCGAAGATTGACAGCTCCGACAGGTCGCGCTTGCGACCGACGTCGAACCCGGCGACCAGGCGGCCTGAGACGTCGCCGAACGTGGCGAAGTCGTCGGCCATCACGAGGTCGTCCGTCGTGCACGGGAGGATCAATTCATAGCTGTAAAACGAATAGGATTCATCGCAGTAGGCGTTCTCAAACTCCTGCTGGAAATCGTCCAGAGCCAAGGCGTCGAACTGGTCGTTGATGTCCTTCGTTCCGAACGTCCGGACGCGCTCCTCGGTCGTCATGAGCGGCGCGTCTTTCGCCGCGCGCGCCACGTCGATGCAGAGGAAGCTGCACAGCCACCACGGGACCTGCTGCCGCCAGTAGGCGCGATACTTCCGGAGTTCTTCCCTTGCGATCTGCCAAAACACGCCGCGCCGACCGAGCGGCGACGAGCAGCCGGTCAGCTGGCCGCGCGAGCGCAGGATGAGCGCGGTCGATCCCTTGTAGACCTCGCGGTCGTTCGCGTAGTGCGCGAGCTCGTCGAGGTAGACCTCGCCCTTCTTACCGCGTGGCGCCTTCGAGGGATTCGAGATAATGCGCGAGACCCGCTTCGACGCACCATTGGAGAGGAAGCCCAGTTCCGTGCGGGAGTCGATCACCAACTTTTTCCGATAAGCCAGGGGAAGCTCCTCGGCGAGCTGATGAGCGTAATTCACTTTTTCTTTGGCATCCTCGAGGTTGTACGAGACCATCACTGCGGTATGCGCCTCGCGCAGGTGGCAGCGCGCGACGGCCTCGCAGGCAAACAGAAACGAATACCCCACCTGTCGGGCCTTCTCGACCCAGCGATATCGGGACTTGGATTCGAGAAAAGCCAGCTGGTACTTCTCGAACACCAGCGGCTCCTCATTGTAGCGCCCAAGGGCGCTCAAGAAACCCGCCTCAGTTCCGAGCCAATCGAGCAGATCTTGCTCGTTGCGTTTGCCGACGAGCAAGGGACCCTGCGCCGTCGACGAACCTGGCAATCCCGGCTTGCCTTCGTTCCCAGGAAGAGCGTGAGTGTTGGAAGGAGGTTGTTCATGCCCGCGTACGCTTCCAGCATCCGCCGCCCGCCCCGCACCCTCACCGAGCTCGAGCAGGCCCGCGTCCTCAAGGTCACCGGCGAGCACCGCGCCGGGTTTCGCGACCACGTCATCCTGTCGATCGCGCTCGGCACCGCGCTGCGCCAGCACGAGATCGCCGCGCTCGACATTGGAGACGTCCTGAACCGGGACGGCCGCGTTCGACGGCGCATCACCCTGCGCGTGTTCAAGCGGTCCACCGACGAGCCGGCGATCCAGGAGATCTTCCTGCCCGACCGCGTCTGGCACAAGCTCACGAAGTTCATCGCCTGGAAGCGGTCGCACGACCAGAGCCTTGCGCCCGACGCTCCGCTGTTCATCTCGAGTCGCCGGCAGCGGATCGCCCTGCGCACGATCCGTCATCTGTTCCGCACCTGGCAGCAACGCGCCGGGCTCGACCAGCTGTTCCCGTTCCACGCGCTGCGCCATTCCGCGCTGACCGCCGTTCAGCGACGCACGCGCGACATCTTGCTCGTCCAGCGCATCGCCCGGCACAAAAGCGTCGAGACCACCATGAGGTACGCCGCGCCCAGCGACCAGGACATCATGGACGCGGTCCGCGATCAGCTCTGCTGAGTTGGAAGGGTGGGCTCGACCGCTTGCGCCATCGAGCCCACCCGTCCCCGTGCCTTGGCGTGCCGGGCCGGGCCGAGCCGAGCCTTGCCATGGCGCACCTTGCCGGGCCGAGCCTTGCAGTGGCTGGCCTGACAACTGATTGGCAGTAATGGACTGCCCATATGTGGAAGCTACTGACTCTGGATCCCCGGCCGTGTTCACGGACAAAACGAGCCCATCCATTTTTTCCGGCGACCCATTTCCCCAAATGGGCATTTCCGGATTTCGGAACACGCGATTCTCGGCACTTGCGAGATCGTCTATTTCCCGATTTCCAGCTCCATGGAAGGCGCCAGTAGGCACGCCCGGGGCGTCGTTCGAAAACGGGGAAACGGGGGCCGGGGGTGGCACACCCTTTGCTGACGTGCGCAGTCGGGTCGCGCGCGCGGCGTCCACGTGCGGTGCCGGTCGCTTCGGATCGGCCACGGTTCGCGCCACGTTCGCGCACGGCGCGTCGATGATGGGTCCGGGCAGGTAGACCGCGGCCCCGCCTGCGAGCACGCCCAGGGGCGAATCGGGCGCGGGACCGAGGCCGAGTGGCGGGACAACGGCCGCTGAACAAGCGGCGGCGGTGTGGAGCCGCGCCGTGCTGCCGGGGCCGCAAGCCGAGCTGCTGGGCACTGCGGATCCCGCAACCTGGCCATGTCCGACCCAGGGAGCGGCCGATCTAACCCCTTGGAACTCCGTAGTCTTGGGGGGCAGATCCGGGCCTGGCATTGCCAGGTTTGTGAAGACCTGGCCATCTCCAACTCGCTCAGGGGTTGCTGACATCGCCATCCCCCTCATCGTCGAGTCCGTCGCCGCCAGCCGCGCCGCTGGCACGGGCCGCGATGCCGGCGCCAGCCGAGCCACGGGCGTCGAGAGAGCCACGGGCGTCGAGATTGTCGCCGCCGGGCGCGCTGCCAGCACTGCCAGCACCGGTCGCGGGAGCCGTGGCAACGCGAGGAGTCGCCGCGTCCTGGTGTGCGGACGCGGTGCCCGCGAGCTCGGGCGTCATATTGTCGAGTTGGCTGCGGACCTGGCGATGGCGCTGCTGGATCTCTTCGAGGGAGATCGTGAGCTGCGAATCGCCACGCGAGTCCGCGTTGCCAGACAGCAGCTCCTTCAAACGGACGAGGCGATCGAGGTCTGAAGGCGAGTCAAAGCGGACCTTGCCTTCGGCGAGCGCCTGTTTGAAACCGACGATGTAAGCGTCCACAACTTCGACGACGTTCGCGGTGGCATCCGCGCGAGAGCTGGACTGCTTCTCGATCATCTTCGACTCGAACCGAGCCTGTGCCTTGAGCTGGGCCTCCTTGCGGCGTTCGAAGCATCGTGCCCGGTTCGCGTACATCCACATGCGATTCGCACTGACGCCGTAGCGCCTTGCGAGGATCGCCAGCGATGGAAAGCGGAGCGTCTCGACGCCGGTCTCCGGATCGACCAGACGCTCACCGAAGACCAGCGCCGCGTCGACCGCGTGCCAGTCGATGATCGGCGCGTCTTCGCGCTTCGGTCGCCCCTTCGGGCGCTTGGGCTTCGCACCGTCGGCGACCGGCGGCGTGCCGGGTGGAACTGCATCGCTCACAGACTCCAGCATAGGGATACCGATATCTTTGTCTAGCCCTGAACAGCACTAATGATGATCATTGCTATCAGTACACAGCGCCGTTCATTGCTATCAGTACACAGCCCCGTTCATCATTGCTATCAGTACGCAGTCCGCACGGGGTGTTCATTGCTATCAGTACGCAGCGCCGCGCGCGGTGTTCATTGCTATCAGTACGCAGCGCCGGCCATCATTGCTATCAGTACGCAGCGCCGCCAGCCCCGGGGCCGGCGAGATCGACTGCTGCGACACGGCGACGATCCGAAGTGCCTGCGGGTGCCTGCCGGGTACCCAAGGCGTCACCGCCGTTGCCGCCTTCGCGAACGTCAGCGCCGCGTGCGCCCGGTCGGCCGTCGACCGGTCGAGCAACGTGCAGCTTCGAATACGCGCAGCGCGGTGCCGTTCAAGGTCAGGAGCGCGACGACCGAGGTCGCCGCTGATCCATCGCCCGCGCTGGGCGAGCTCGGCGTCGCGATCAGCGCCGTGGCCACGTCCGCCCCGCGCTACCGGGCCGGCAGATCCAACCGCTATTCACATAGTGATTAATATTCACATTCGCGCTGCGCGAGGCGGTCGACGGGGACCCCCTACGAGATTACAATTAGTTATCGGCCGCAGGCGAAGCCACGTTGGGCAAGGTGCCGTAGGGTGCCCACAAGGTGCCGTAACAGTTTCCCCTTAGATTACAAATATCTTAGGCACCTCGGCACCTACGGCACGTCTGGCTGTCCCCCTCCTATAGCGTCAGGGCATAACACTCACATTATGACTACACGTCATATTCATAATGTGAGTGATAGTCACGTTGGCTCTTTAGAGAGGGCAGGAGAAGGTGCCGTAGGTGCCGTAGACCCTCATAGATATCGAGTTTTACTGAGCTAATTCTTACGGCACCTTTGAAAACCCACCGTTTTCGAGGTGCCGAAGGTGCCGCAGATCTCGTAGATAGCTGTTTTCACTTAGGTTGTTTCTCGGAAGCCATTCGAACGCCAGCAGCGAAACACCCAAGAGGTGCCGAACATCGCTGTTTTCATTGATGTCTGTGGCGGGCTGCATCCTCCGAGGAAGCGGAGTCCCGACGGTGCTCGTCGCGACTCGCTCGGCGGCGAGTCGCCAGCTCCACTGCCCTCGAGGTCGGGCGTATTCATCCGACAGGTCGGGCAGATACGTCGGGATCTGGGGCGCGCCGCGATCCGTTCGGCCGGCTCACGCTGACGCAAATGTGAGTATTAGTCACCTCGTGAGTAGCCGTCTGGATCCCCGGCCCGCACCTCGACCGGATCGTGCGACCCAATGTGAGTATTAGTCACTATGGCGTGGTAGCTCGGGCCGGCCGCGGCCACGGCGCCGATCGCATGGCTGACGACGATGGTGGCGCCAGGACACCCGACACGCGAAGCACTCCACCGTAGCGAACTGGCGCGCGAAGCGCGCCACCGTGTCGAGCCGTCAGAACTCGCCCCGGACGTGCTGGGCCGTACTCGATGGCACACGAAGGCCCCTGAGCTCCTCACGGCGCGACGATGGCGCGATGGCGGGATCGCGATGGCGCGCGCGCTTGATGCTTGCTCACGCTCTTGGGGTGCGGGCCGCGCCAACGTGGTCAACTACGTTCGGCCGTCCGCGCTACGCACGGCGCATGCCACGGCACCCCACGACACCCCGTGACTATGACACTCGCCGACCAGCGACCGGCGACGCTCAGTGTTCCGCGGTGGAAGCGATCACTCGATCGGATTCTGAAGCTCCGGTGCCGCCGGCACGACCTGCGACGCGTGGATCGCATACCAAGGCAGCCGACCGCTCTGCCGGTCCCACCGTGCGCAGACCTCCCACGCGGCGACCGTCCAAGCGTAGCAGGTGCCTCGTAATCCAGCGCCGAACACGTGACTGGGCTGCGGGGGCACGGGGATCTCGAGCGCGCCATCCCGCCGGCCCGCGATCCACGATGGGAGCCACGTGGCGAATTCGAGAAGCTCGTGCTCGAGCAGACTCCACTCGAGCCGCAGGCACTCCCGGTAGTCAGGCGGCCACAACGGATCGAAGCCGAGCCCTCGGAGTAGCGTTTGGGATGGTTTGAACCAGTGCGTGTTCATGCCGATCCGTATGATTCGCGGCGCTCGCGGTTGGTGCTGATTGGGCCAGACCCAGCGCAATAGCTCAATCCGATTGAGGGTGTGCTCGTCGCGCCAGGCGACGATCCGTCTGGGCTTCGCGACGATACCGTGGATCGCCTCGGCGAAGCTGTCGAGAAAGCGCAACGAGAATTTGCCGAATGGGGCCTTCGTGATTCGGGACATGTCAGTTTCCTTCAGTGACAATCAGGTCGGTTTCTTCTCGGTCGGTAGGATCTCCACCGCTCGATAGGTGGGTCGTTTTGAGATGGAGTCACGACCGGCGAACTCGATCCGCAGGCCCTCGAACACCCGATCCCGCGCGTTCTGCAGGGCATTCCCCAAGCGCGTGGTCTGTGACTTCACGGAGCCGTCGCCGAGTACCCGTGCCATGAACTCGCCACGTGCGCAAAGCTCGACGAGCTCGGCCACGCGGACCGGGCGGTCCTGGTAGGCATCCCACCACGCCGCGAGGAAATCACTCCACATGGCGCCATCGGCATCCGTGGTCGCGTAGAGGACATCGAGGTTCCCGAGAAATCCTTCGATGCCAGCGGCCGTGACGATGCCGCCCATGATTTCCGACCATTCCTCGAAGCGGCCCATGACACAGCTGCCAGCGGGCCGCCCCTGGGCGATCCAGTTCTGGATGAGCAGGAGGGCTGCGTGGATGAGCTCCGCGCGGTGGCCGTGCGCCCAGCGGACAAGCTTGGCGTGACGGTAGCCCTTGCGCAGCCAGGGTCGGTCGATGCCGGCGTCGATGCGGATGCTCACGCTTCGCCGCGTCAGCTCGCGCGACAGGCGGGGGTTGTTCGCGGTGAGGATCCACACGACGTCATTGGGCACAGTGAACATTTTGATCTGGCCCAGGAGGCGGTCGGTCCACGTCGGCCACATCGTCGTTGCCGACGCGAGCGCAGCACTGTCGATCGATCGCTTGTTGACGCCGTTGTCGAGCAAGAGGAGCGGACGCCCGCTCGAGAGCTCCGAGCCGATTTTCTTCCGGACCTCATCCTCGCTCTCGGGCAGTGAACCGCCACAGGCGGCGACCCCCGTCGCGATGATCGCGATCATGTCGACAAGCAGTCCCTTGCCAGTGCCTTCGGTCGGCGATTCGACCAGATGGATGGGGGTCGCGCCCTGGATCAGCCGGCGAGCGAACGGCAACAAGATCGCTGCCACCATGTGCGCCTTGGCCGAGGCGTCGACGAACGGAAACTCGCCAAGCAACTCACTCAGAAGAAGCGAGCGAGCTTGTGCCACGGCCGCGGCCGTGGGCTGCTCGGGCACCTGGGGGATGACCAGCCCGTGCGGCGGCTCGTACCAGACTCGCGCCTCGCGATGGTAACCCGGGGTCGCGACCAGGGTCCCCTGGGGGGTAAAGACGGGAGTGCTCACGATCGCGTTGAGTGAGGGCAACGAAGGGTCAGGAACGTCGAGCATGGCGCGCGCGGCGTCCTTGCTCGGAAGCGTGTAGTGGCTCCCGTAGTCGGTGACCCTCACCCAGTCTGCGACGTTGCCGAGGTGGCCGAACACCGAGACCTCGGTCATGTGCTCGATACGCCGGCCCTGCTCACCATGGCCGATGCGCACGAGCGCGCCGTCCCGGACAAACATCGTCGGTTCGCGACTGTTCGCGTCATGGACGGCCCGCCACGCGTCGCGGACGATGTCGTCGAGCAAGCGATCGTTGATCTGGATCTCCGGTCGCCGGCCCTGTTTCCCACTCGGTTCGTCAGATCCTGTCGCGCCAACGCCAGCCGGTGGCTCGCCAACGCCAGCCGGGTGCTCGCCAATGCCGGCCGGTGGCACGGGAACGCCGCCCGGTGGCGCTTGAACACCGGACAGATCTGCGACGCGCGCGCGCGCGGCGCGAAAGTCGGCGACCCCGCCGTGAGCGACCAGAAAGTCGAACACCGAGAGGCTCCGCTCGTCGATGAACGAGTGGAACGTTCCGCGCTCGGCCTCGCCGGTGCCGTCGGCCACGCCCGCCGACGGGGTCTGGTCGCCGGATGGCGACGCTGGATCCCGGCACTCGAGCCATCCCACACCGGCGGCCCGCCCGGTCAGCCACGCAGCGTAGATGGGTTCGAGCGGCAACGCCGCGAGCGCCTTGCGCCGCCACGCGCCCCAGACGCTATCGCCGGTAGTGCCGGTCTCGCCGGTCGCCGCCGCGTCCGGCGCCGGTCGCGGACGTGGTGGAGGCGGTGGTTGCTTGGCTCCCTTGTCCGGACGCGGCCCGGTGCCCGGACGCGGTGCGGGCCGCGGTCCCACCGCGGGCACCGGCAGCTGTGCGAGCAACCGCTCGACCGCCTCGGGCGCAGCGACCTCGAGCTCGGTGGGCACGTAGGGTTCCAGCGTGCGGTCGTGCGCGCGGCGATAGAACGCGTTCGCGCCGGCCGGGGCTCCGTGCCACCACGGCAACCACACCAGGTTGCCGAAGCCGCGCCGGCTGAGCTTGGACTGCTTCGGGAACACCTCGATCCCGCGCGCAGATCGCGCGTCCGCGAACGCGCTCGATCCGGCGAGCGGCGCCTGCTTGGGGGCGATCACGCGGCCGAGGGCCTGGGCCTCCCCGGCCGGCAGCGGTGGATCGAAGAAGCACCACACGTGCCAGCCGGTTCCGCCGCCCGAGCGCTCGAGGTACGAGGGCAACCCGGCAGCCGCGAACGCGTCGCAGGCCAAGAGCGCGGCGGCCTGCGGATCCGCGAGGGCGTTGGCGTGGCCCGCGCCGTCGAAGTCGAGGCACACCCAGCGGGTTGTGCCGTCGGTCGCCGGGCTGTAGCTCCCGACCCGGTAGTGTCCCGCCATCACCCCCGCGCCCCGGCGGTTGGAGTATGCGACCTTGGCGACCGGAGCCGCCTCGCCAAGCAGGTGGGCCAGGAGCAGGTCGTCCAGCGTCCTGTTCGCGTCGACCGGGAACGGCTTGCCCCACGGCGCATGGATCGCCACGAGGTCGGTCCGATTCAGGAACCGCGCGTGCAGGAGCCGAAGTGCATCCCCGACCGCCGAGGGAGCGCCGGGCGTCATGCGTCCCCTCGACTCCTGACCTGGCGGGTCAAGTCCAGCAGCGACAAGAACGTCCGGCGGCGCTCGACCTGCTGCTTCTGGGCGCAGTTGGTGATTCCCCAGTGGTCACCGACGACGATCGCCACCTTCCGCGCCCGCGTCACGCCCGTGTAGAACAGGTTGCGGTGATGCATGAACGCGTGCGCCTTGTGGACGACCAAGATCACGCACGGGAACTCGGAGCCTTGGCTGTTCCAGGCGCTGAACCCGTTCTGCAGGAACCGGCTCCCGTCGGGGACCCGGATGCACATCGACGGACCGGCAAGCCGCCGCACCTCGCGCACAGCGCTGTAGTGGAACCCCAGGCGCTTGCGCAACAGGCTCTCCTCGGGCGTCTCGGGCGTCTCGGGCGTCTCGGGCGTCTCGGGCGTCTCGGGCGTCTCGCACGTCACGCGCGTCTCGGGCGTGGCGCCCGCGGCATCGGCGACTGCCCGCGTCGCTGCGACTCGGGACAGCGCGATCCCGGCCACGTGGCGGCTGATCTTCCCCTGGAGGCCGATACTCCCCGCCATCGCCGGCGTGAGCGCGCCGATCGGCACCAGCGCCGCGCACATGCGCCGCGCCTCTTCATCCGTGAGCGGCAGGGCGTACCGCGTCTCGACGCCCACCGGGCCCGCGGCCCGCGCCTGCTTGAACGCCGCGACGAAGCCCACCTGCTCGCGGAACCGGCGCGCGTTCGCGCCGTACAGGTAGACCGATCCGGGCCGGCTCGGCGTCGTGCCGGTGATGATGCCCAGGCGGAGCAACATCGTTCGGACGGTCTGATCGAGCGCGGGGTACGTCGTCTTCCACTCGATGCGGTCGAGCACACCGTCCGGGCGAAGCTGGACCGTCCCGTTCTCGAACAGGCCGCGCAGAAACGCGACGTGGAGCGCCACCGGCGAGCGCAGGATGCAGTCGGGCACGGCCTTGGCACGTGGCTCCATGCCGCCGAGCTGGCGCAGCCACGCGGCGATTTCGCGGCTGCCGACCTTGGCAGCGTACGACTTCCCGACCGCGTAGCGCTGCGGCGTGGCCCCGAACAACGTCTCGCACAGCGACGCGAACCGGTCGCGGACGTCGGCGTGCCGCTTGACCAGGCAGATCCCGCGCTCGAACAGGGTCCCGTCTGCCACCATGAGGCCGAGGAACTCCGCGAGCTCCAGGGTCACGACGCGCGGGTATCGATAGCGGCGCGCGCTGGCATGGGCCTCGGGCGGCTCACCGAGGAGCGGCGCCTCGATCGGATCGCACGTCACGCCGAGCTTCAACCGCAACAGGTCGCCCGCGGAGATGTCGCGCGCACAGACGCGTGAGAGCCCCGCGTCGGTCCAGACGTCGACGCCATGCTCGGGGGTGACGGTGAGCCGATATCCATCCTGGGTGACGAGCTCGAGCAACTCGCCGCTGGGGTTCTCGACGAAGCTGTCGTATCCGCGCGGGCCTTCTGGGGTCGCCACGACGCCGGCGTCGCGGCGTATCGAGCGGATCGGAAACAGCCCTTCGGGCGTCTCGACCAGCGTGTCCGGGTGCAGGCACTTGTGGACGGTCAAGGCGTACGCGAGCGACAACTCGCGCGCCGTCTCCGCCGTGTACGTGACGTCGTCGTCGTCGAACCGCACCTTGAGCTCGCCGCGGTTGGGCCCCACCTCGATCACCGTGCCGATCGACCCGTTCATCACATCGAGGTCATAGTTATTCCGCGTCTGGATCACCCGATCGTGGGCGAGGAACTCGGGTCGCCAACCGGGCCGCGCGGGCGGCACGTCGACGCCCCAGAGCTTGCGCTGAACCCGCCGCTGCAACTCGACATTGAGCGCGTCGACCCCGAGCGGCCCTTTGCGGGTCGGGGTCAAGAGCTGGACGTCGGCGAGTAGATCGAACCCGAGTTTCTCCACCAGCACCGTGTCGTACAGCTCGAGGACGCTCTGCTGCGCGTCGGCGACCTCGGTCAGCTGGTTGAGCACGACCCACGGGCGCCGACCATCGGCCTCCTTGTCCGCGGTGGGACGCACGGCGCCGCGAAGCACGGCGATCGAGTTCTCCTTGAGCACGCCGGCCTGGCGCACGACCTGATCCAGGATCACGGTGGGCACCGGCTGGCGCTCGATCAGATCCCGGAGGACGTTGCCGGGCCCGACCGGCGGCAGCTGGTTGTGATCCCCGACCAGCACGACGCACGTCTTGGTGAAGTCGATCGCCCGGAACAGATGCCAGGCGAGCGGCACGTCGACCATCGAGACCTCGTCGATGATGACGACGTCGGCCTCGACCGGGTTGTCGATGCCACGCGTGAACTGCTTGCCCTTGTAGCCGAGGAGCCGGTGGATCGTGAGCGCGGCGCGGCCGACGACCTGCTCGATCCGCTTGGCAGCCTTGCCGGTGGGCGCCGCGAGGACCACCGTGCGCCCGCCCGCTTCGTAAACCTTGGCCAACGCGGCGACGAACCGGGTCTTCCCGACACCGGCGCCGCCGCTCGCCACCACCAGGTTGTGCGCCAGCGCCAGCTCGACCGCCCGGCGCTGTCCGACGTTCAGCTGGGAATCCACGGCATCGATCCGCGCGGCGGTCGCGGCGGCGCCTGCGTCACCCGCGACGCTGGCGAAGTGCGGGTTCGGACCGAGCTTGGTGGTGAACACCGCCGCGAGGTCCTGCTCCATCTGGAGCATGCGTGGCTGCGCGACGAGGAAGTGGCCGCCGATCGACTCGCACGCGAGCGTGCCATCGGCGACGAGCTCGCCGAGCGCGGCGTCGATGCGATCCCGGCTATCGCCGACGTCCATCACGAGCAACGCGTTCGCGAGCTCGATGAGGTCGGCGTAGTCGACCCAGCAGTCGCCCTGGTCGAGCCGATCTGCCACGCAGTGGGCAAGGCCGGCGCGGACCCGCGAGCGATGGTCCTTGGGCATCCCCATCTTCCGCGCGACCTGGTCGATGCGCTTGAACCCGAACCCCGGGATCTCCCGGACCAGCAGGTACGGGTCGTTCTGGAGCACCGTGACGATCGCGTTGCCGAACTTGGAGATCAGCTTCGCCATCTGGTGATGGGTGAGCTCGAAGCTCGCCAGCCAGGTCAGGCTGGCGTTCAGCGTCCGCGTCCGGGTCCACTCGTCGCGCAGGGTCTCCACGGCTGCGCGAGACAGCTTGGCGACCTCGCCGATCCGGTCCGGCGCCTGGTCGATGACGCGGTCAAAATCGTCGCCGAAGGCATCAGCGATCCGCCGCGCCTTCGCCGGCCCGATGCCCTTGAGGGTGGGGTGGTTCGCGAGGTAGTGCGCGAGGCCCTCGGCGTCGAGCCGCTGATCGAATTCGAAGTGGCTGACTTTGAACTGCCGCCCGTACTTCGGGTGCATGTCCCAGACCCCGTGCAGGATCACGGGGTCGTGTTTGCGGACCATCAAGGCCCCGGCGAACGACACGGTCTTCTCGGGAGCTACCCGCAACCGTCCGCTCGAGAACTTCGGGCTGGAGTAGAACACGACCTCGACGCGACCCCGCAGGGTCACCGCCGCGGCGTTCGCCGGTTGGCTCATGATGCGCGGACCTTCTTGTGGTAACGACGGAGAATCCCCTCGACGATCCGACACGCGAGCTGGCGGTCGCCGCAGAAGTACACGGGCACGCGGTGGTCCACGATGATCGCCAGCGTCGCTCCGACAACCGAGTTGGGATGCGCCCCCGACCGGTAGCGGTGGGCGATCACGTCCTCGAGCGTGGCCTCCACCACGACGCACGCGAGCTCGTACTTCGCGAGCAGCGCGAGCTCGCGCAGGAAGCGCTCACGCTCCACGATCACCGACGCGACGTAGTCGTCGAGGGACTTGCGCTCGACCGCGACGGTGGTCTCGTGACCGTCGAGCGAGTAGTCCCCGGCGGCAAGCGCGCGGCGCACCACCGCGACGTGCTCTGACGCGAACACGTACGGCTCTTGCTCGCGCGTGTCCACGACGACCGACAGCGGCTCAGAACGGGACGCCATCGTAGTTCTCGCCGCCATGCCCGGATCCGGAGGACTCGTCGGTCGCGATGCGCTTGTTGAAATAGATGTTGCTGTTCTCGCCCACCGTCTTCTTCGTCACCTCAATCCACACGCCGAGCAGGCTCGGCAGGTGCGCCCGCAGCTGGGAGAGCAGCTCGAGCTCGAGACCGCAGGTGCGTAGATCTTGCTTCAACCAACCCATGTTCGGGCCAGGGATCATCACGTTGTTCTTCCACAGCAGGCGGCCGGCGAACCGCGGTCCGCGGATCTTGAGCGTCCACTTCAGCATGGATTTGCCCGACGCTTTGGTCTTGGTGATCTCCACGCCGTCGACGCTGACTTGATATTTGCCGTCGGGGATCTCCTGGAATTTCTTCTCCTCCACCGGGGCGTCGGCGAAGTCGCCATCGAGCGCACGGAGGTCCATGTCTGCCGCGTTGGAGTCGTTGGGGTCATTGGGGGCAAAGGGGTCGTAGGGGTCACTCATGGCTTGGCGGTCCTTTCAGCAGTGGGTCGGCTTGCCGGCGCGGGCGCGCGCGGCGCTGGTTGCGTGGTAGGGGACGTGGTGGTGGCCTGGCCGCCGCCGCGCGTTGGCGCGGCCGCGGGCATGGGGGTTGCGGCCGGCGCCGGGGTTGCGGCCGGCGCCGGCGTTGCTGCGAGCGGCGGCGGTGTCGCGGCCGGCGCCGGTGTTGCGACCGGCGGAGGCGGTGTCGCGGCCGCCACCGGTGCCGCCGACGCGGGCGGGGCTGCCGCGGCCGAGCCCGGTGGCGCGGCTGCGGGGGCGGAGCCCGGTGCCGTGGCTGCCGCGGCCGAGCCCGGGGGCTCAGCTGCCGGGGCCGCGCCGCGACCGCGGGCAAACGCCGCGGTGAACGCCGCGAAGTCGAAGTCGATGACCTCGGGTAGACGCCCGGTGCGGTCGCCGGCCTCATACGTCGCGCTCGGCTTGGTCCGGATGACGCGCCGGTAGCCCGGCTTTCCGTCGCCATTCGTCGTCGGCTCGAAGTCGCAAAACGCGATGATGTCGACCATCCCCAGGACGATCTTCCGGGCCTTGTCCGGCAGCGTCGGGAAGATCTTCGTGATCTTGCCGGTGCGGGTCTCGAGCTCCTTGTCCTGGGCATGCGAGACGAGGACGAGCCCGTACGGCAAGAGCGCCAGCTTGTTCAATACCCGATTGAATTCGTTATTGATAAGCGCGTAGCCCTTGCCGTACCCGACATCGCTTTCGTGTTCGACCTTGAGCTTCTGGTTGATGTGCTCGCAGCACATTCGATAGGCCATGTCGACGGTGTCGACGATGATCGTCTTGAACGGGTGCTTGCCCTCGGCGATTTCCCGGGCGGCCGCCAGGAGCTCGTCCCAGTTTCCGATAGGCACCTGGAACACCTCGAGGCTGTTGAGCCCCGCCTCGGTCGCCAGGAACAGCGCGCCCTCGGCCTGCGAGCACAGGGTCGTCTTCCCGAACTTGTTCCGGCCGTAGATCAGAACACTCAGGTCGCTGAGGAGCTGCTTCGGCGGGGTCTTCTGCGTCGGCAGCATGACCTACCGCTCCAGCCCGACCGCCAGGTCTTCCGCGCTGGGATACGACGATGGGCTCCCGACGTGCGCCGGCCGGGGGACGGGGACGATCTCCTCGGCTTCGATCTCTCCCATCGCCTCGTGCGCCTCGTGAACACGAAGGGTCTCGTGCGCACCCTGCAGGCGAGCGACGCGCCGCTTGTACAGGCGAGCCAGGCTCCGGGAGAGGTGACGCACGACGTGTTCGTCGACGCGATAGGCGACAAGGATCCGCGCCACGCTGAGGACGATCTCCCGGAACAGCTTCGCGGGCTCGGCGGCGACCGCTGCCCGTGCGCGACGCGTTGCGGCCGCCGCCTCCGCGTCTTCGCGCTCGTAACGCTGGACCAGGTCGTCCATCGCCTTCCACACCACCTCCTCGTCTTCGTGCGCCACCGTCGTCTGCACCGCGGCCTCGTCGCGTTCGATGCGCTGGGTCGTTGCGCCGTTCGTGTTCGTGTTCGCTCTATCGTTCTTCGTCATAGCTACTTCATCCTTTGGGTCGAGTTGGGGCCTTGCGCTCTCAGCCGCGTGGCGATGCAGCGCTGCGGAGGTGTCCGTATGACGTCCTCCGAGTAGATCTAGGAATCTGATGTAAGCGAGTGGTCTAGCGTTCGGGTCGTTGCATGTCGGAAGAGCCTGTCTGCGCGCTATCCCGCTTCTCGAATACCGCGAACAGGTCGGTGCCCTCCCGGAGCCGCCCGGCTGGCTCGATGTGGTACTCGACGCCGGGCTCGATCAGCGGCTCGAGCTCCCATCGAACGAACAGACCAGGCAGCCGTACGAGCTGCTGATCGACCAGCGGATCCGGCAACCGCAGCGTGTCCCGGACGAGACCGCTGGTGAGCTCGCCCGCCGGGGGTGTCGTTGGCGCGGGGCGGTCCCGCGTCTCGGCCCCGTGCGATGGATCCACCAGTGCCACGCCGATCGCGTCCGCGGCTTCCGGTGTCGAGTTGGCCGGCGGCGCGCCACCCTCGGCACGCGTCGTATCGGCGCTGGGATGGGGGTTGACGCCGAGGAAGCTCAGCACCGTTTGCAGGTCCTCGCGAAGGTCCGGATCCCGCCGGTAGACCACGTAGAGCCGGGTGTTGTCCGCCGCCACACCACCGTCCATGACTCGGAAATCCCCCTCCGCATCGATGACGCTGCCGATCTCCCAGCGGCGAAACCGCCCCGGCTGGCGGCAGTACAGCTCCGGCCGTTCCATGTCGGACAGGAGCTTGTCCCAGTTGATGGGATTCCTGCTCGATGGCTCGGTCCTGCTCGATGGCTCGGTCCTGCTCGATGACTCGGTCCTGCTCGATGGCTCTGTCCTGCTCGATGACTCGTTCGCAAACTCGCTCATGACTACGCTCCTTGGGGGCGTCGTGTATCCCCACCTGACGTACTCGTGTCTGCGCGCGAGAGTGAGGCACACAAAGTGCGAGCCCCGTACGGATTCGGCAGATCGCCCGGTGGAACGCCTTTCGGCTGGTCCCGTGCAAGAGCCCGAGGCGGTCGGCCACTTCTCGATTCGACTCGCCGAGCACCGCGACGCGCAACACGAGCTCGGTGTGAACGCCGCCGCCGTGCGGCTCCAGCTTCTCGCGAAGCGCGGCCAGCTCGTCCTCGAACGACATCCCGGCCGGCAGCCCGAGATCCGAATCGCGGTACGGCCCCGGCTCGGGCGAGGCCAGCGCGTCTTCGACCAACGGGTCCCAGCGATCGACTTCGATCCGCGTGCGCCGACACCCGGCCATCAGGTCCCGGTCGACGCCGCGCACGAGCGTAGCGATCACGCGGTGCACGCGTGAGAGGTCCATGCGGTCGATCCGCTCGGTGAGCGCCAGGGAGATCCCGCTGATCAACTCCCCTGGATCCGACTTGAAGTGGATCGACCGGTGCCGCCAGATCCGATCCAGCGCCGGCCACAGCCCGCACCACACCAGCGCCTGGGCGAGCTTGGTCCACGCCGCGCGCGCTTGCACTGCCCGCACGAGCGCCGCGTAGATCTGATCTTTCTCGTCGAGGTCTCCTCCGCGCGTCGTCAGATACGCAATGAGCGCGGTGATACTCTCGAACCTGGCAAAGATTGCCATTGTCCGTCGGGCGTCTTGAAACTGCTGTGCTGCCATGAACGTCGCGATCGAACGCGCGAAGAACGCGCGCGTGTCCTGCCAGATTTTGCGCAAGAGGTCTCCTTGGGCCCCGGCGCGGACGCCTGGGCCAATCGCAGGGCGTCGCGCGCCCTGGGCTATCGTTGGAATGTGCGGACGGTCAGCGCGCGGTGAGCGCCTGCCTGGGTTGCGCGAGCAGCACGCTCGCGAGCTCGGTCAACGTGCGGTGATCGCCGCCTTGGGCTTGGGCTGTTCGACCAGCGCGTTCGCGGTGGCGAGCTCGTTCATCGCGCGGCAGCCCGTGCAGGCTGTCGTCGCCGGAAAGCCGACCAGGTACGCGCGTCCGCGCGCGATCTGCAGGTGCAGTCGTCCGTCGAGGAGATGCCCGAGCAACTTCCCGCAGCGGGTGCAACGCCATTCTCGCTCGCCGGTGAGCTTGCCGATGGCGGTCGAGAGCTTGTTTGTCTGTGCCGTGGTCATGCAAACCCACTCTGCACGACTTACTTCCGCCTGGGCTGTAACGTGGTCTGTAACGCCGTTACAGACTTGAACAATGAGCGGTGTTCTCGCTAGTCCAGCGTCGCTTCGTACGCGTATAGGCTATCTGAATAATTCGTAATAGGAGCCCCGTCCTCCAGCGCTGCTCCTGTGTATAAGGTACACTGAGAGGGCGCTGGGAGCCCCCCAAATTTATTTTCGTCGCTGGTTAACAGGTCCTTTTTGGGGCTCATAGGCCCCATAATTCGGGGTTTATAGACCTCATTTGTGCACAATCGTCAGCATGCTGGGGTTGGCCACCCCCTGTGACATGGGGTTTATAACCCCCATGGTTGGGACGGAGCTCCCCACGTTGGTCGTAGCGCCGCGCGGTTGCCTCGCGCGGCGACGCTGCATCGCGCGCGGTCGCAGCGAGGATCCAGGACGCCGCACGATCTCCAGCGACGGCTGGTGCGTGCGAAGCGCCGACGGTGGGCCACGTACAAGCCGCCGGCAGCCGGCAGCCGCCGGCAGAGAGCGCGTGGCGATCGCGCCGACCGGATCTCACGCGGCGCCACCGCCACCACCGCCACCACCGACGACGACGCTCAAGCCGCGGGACCGCCACGTCGCCGAGCGGTGCCTCGCCCACGTCAGGGGAGTCCCTCGTCGATGCGCGACTGCCGCGGGCCGGCCGGGGCCGGCCGGGGCCGGCCGGGGCGACTCACATCGTATCGACGGGTGTGTGCGATCGGTCGCGCCTGGCGTCCACGAGCGTGTCCGTGTGGTCGCGTCTGCCGTCGAGGGGAGTGCGCGAAGAGTCGTGTCTGCCGTCGACGAGGGTGTCCGAGCGATCGTCCCTGGTGCCGACGAAGGGCTGCGAATCGTCAACCCAGGACTCCGCCGGCAGCACACCAGGCTTGGTGTTTGCCTCGAAGATGAACGCGAACGTTACCGAAGCGCGGGGCGCGAAGCGATACATCGCATGCTTGTCGACGAGTTCGGTCTGAAAGAAGCTCCAGCCTTTGCGGTTCTTGATGTCGAACGTGCCGCGTGCGCGCTGAAACATCTGCTTCGCGGAGACCCCGTCGCTATCGCCGGTGCCCGGGTCGTAGCGGCCCCGATCGTTCTCGAGGCAGCTCCGGATCCACCTGAACTTCCAGCGCGAAATGTTCGACTCGCGCTCGATCCCCCCGTGCTTGGTCACCGTCTTCTGCAGCTCGTCGGCGACAAAGTCGAAGGCGGTGTCTCGTACCAGGCGTTGGTACGCCGACAGATCGAGATCACGCCATTCCGCCGCGCGGCCGGCCACACGGACCAACGCACGGGCCACGTACTCGGTCGCGGCGGTCCCGGCGGGTCCGCTACCGTGCGACGGGCGGCCGATGCCGGCGAACAGCCGGAGCGGATCTACAAGCGGGTAGAACCCACGTTCGTCGCTGAGGCCCACGCTGTCGGCCAGCGAGAGGAGCGGGACGCCGGTCGCCGCGGTGTGACTGCGAAGGTTCTCGGAGATGAATCGGTCGGTCGGCACGAAGATCGCGAGCGTCTGGCCCTGGGCACGGAACCGCAGTGCGTCGATGGCCTCGCTGTAGTCGTACGCGTTGCCCCGTGTCAGGAAGTAGACCGCGTGTTTGACCCCGGCGTCGGGAACGAACCAACCGACGCGATACACCTCCCGAATCTCCGTCATCTCCACGTTGACTCTGATCTGCAGTGCGATGCCCACTGCGGTGGCGAGCAGCGCCGGCATGACCGCGAGCATCTCGAGGTCGCTCGCGATCATCTCGACGGTCGCACACGCGCCGGGCCGCCGCTCACACGTGGCCCGGGCACCACCACCCTCTGCGTTGCGCCACAGGACGCGTCGACATCCCGTGCCCGGCAAGTGCGAGCACGGATAGACCGTCGCGATCCGCTGCCGCAGGACCACACCGGCGCGCTCCAGCGCGCGCTCCAGGTGGTCGCCGAGGAGCTCACGGAGGTACCGGCGCGGCCCGCCGAATCGAGCGTTCGCCTCCAGCTTGTCCCAGAAGACAGTGAGGTCGTAGCTCATCGTGGACCCAGGCACCCCTGGCACTTCCAGGTCAGGCGCCCGGTGCCCCGATACTCCCACTCGAACCGAATCCCTTTCATGTTACTGCCTTGTCGGGTCACCCGGGTCGCGGTCGCGGCGATCGGGGTGACGTAAGATGGATGGATAGGACCTCATGCGCGCGCAGCGCGCAGCGACAACCCTGGAAGGGGCGGCGCTTGCAAAGCGACGCCGGAGAACACCACGCGCCCGAGCCAGCCTCGGGCCGCCCCGCAGCGAGACCCACGTCGCGGCTGGACGCCCCCGCCCACTGGAGGCACGGGGCGCCGATCAACCGGCCCAGTGCGTTCTCGATGATCCGCTGTTCAAGGTGGCGCATGACAACCGCGAGACCTGATACACATAGTGAGGTAAGACTCACCTAAGCAAGAGCCTGCCCTACCTTTCTTTTCTTGGCCTGCCTTTGCCAGGCAGCAGCTGCTGACGCGATGCGTTGTTTGGTGGCAGGCCGCGCTGGAGAGGCAACGAGCACGATCGATGCGCAGGGGCCCCGGCTGATCTGCTCCGGTTATGTGACGAAACCTTGGAGCTCGCGCCGATACAGACTTCGACGGGGCCGTCAAATTTCGACGGGGCCGGACTGCCCTTCACAGACCGACAAGAATCTCGCTCTTGCAGGCCAACGAGGCCGACGCAGCTCGCCGTCATTTTCACCGAATTGGCTGCCTCACTCGAGCGCCGAAACACGAGTACGCCTCCGAAGGACATTGGAGGCGAACGTGGCTTCGAATACGAGCAATATTCATTCTGGATCTCAGGTCATCGGCTCGCAGACCGCCGGAGTCACGGCGCGTGAGGAGGTCGTCGCGATCCTCGCAAGCGGCATCCTCACGCTGCTGCTGGAAGGTCACGTGCCTGGACCACCCGCGCCACCCGCGCCACCCGTACCCCCCGTACCCAGCCGGCGACGCCGGCGCAATTCGAAGATCAGGAACTCCCATGGATCCCATTGAGCGAAAACCACGTTCCCGCAAAGCTCGCTTGCTTTGTTTACCCAAAGACGCCCTTATACCTCAGGGCGACGGGACAGACCCGCTGCCACAAGGAGTTTATTACATGGGGAATCATAACGCTGTCGCCCAACGCGCCGACCTGGCCGAGTTGGCGCATCTGCAGCACGAGCTCGCCGCGCTCGAGGCCATGACGGTGGCAGAGCTCGCGGCGAAACATCGGGAGCTGTTCGGAACTCCGACTCGTAGTCGGAACAGGCAATATCTCATCAACCATCTCGCATGGCGCATGCAGGAACGCGAGACCGGTAGCCTGTCGCCCCGAGCCCTGGAGCGCATCGCGCAACTCGCGCCTGAGGCTCCGGCGCGCTGGCAAGAGCCTCTTCCCAAGCGGGATCCGTCGCCCGCATCGGCCGCGCCCCGCGCTCCTGATCCGCGCGTGCCGCCGGTCGGCACGACAATCACTCGCATCTACGAGGGGATCGTGCATCGGGTCAAGGTGCTCGAACGCGGCTTCGAGTTTGAGGGCTCGTTGCACCGTAGCCTGTCGGGGATCGCCCGGCAGATCACCGGCCGGAGCTGGAACGGCTACGTGTTCTTCCTCGGCCGTGACCAGGGCGCGGCGGAGTCCGAATCTGAGGCAGCGCCCGAGGTGCACGCTGAGGTGTCGCGATGAGGCGCAGGAAGCCGGCGCCGGTCGCCGCCGCGCACCTCGAGGCGAAGCGCTGCGCCATCTACACCCGGAAGTCGACCACCGCGGGCCTCGACCAAGCGTTCACCTCGCTCGACGCGCAGCGTGAATCCGGCATCAGCTACATCCAGCGCCAGCCCGGATGGACTGTGCTCGAAGAACGCTACGACGATGGTGGCTTCACCGGCGCCAACATCGATCGCCCCGCGTTCCAGCGCCTGCTTCACGACGTCGAGGCTAGAAAAATTGATTGTGTGGTGGTGTACAAGGTGGACCGCCTCAGCCGCTCGTTGATGGACTTCGCGGCCGTGATGGCGCGCTTCAACACGGCGAACGTGGCGTTCGTGTCGGTGACCCAGAACTTCTCAACGGCCGACTCGATGGGGCGCCTGACGTTGAACATGCTCATGTCGTTTGCGCAGTTCGAACGGGAGATGATCAGCGAGCGGACACGGGACAAAGTCGCCGCGTCCCGGCGCAAGGGCAAATGGACGGGTGGCACGGTGCCGCTCGGCTACAACGTCGAGACCGGACGCCTGGTCGTGAACGAACTCGAGGCCGTCGTGGTCCAGGAGATCTTCGCGCTCTATCTGGAGCGTCGCTCGACCCTCGAGGTCGCGCGCATCCTGAACTCGAGCGATCGCCGGACCAAGCGCCACCGCTCGATCCATGGTAACCCGCGCGAGCCGCACGACTGGACGACGAACGACGTCGCTCGCGTCCTCAAGCACCCCATCTACGCAGGGTACATGTCGTCCGGCGGCACGCTCTTTGAAGGCGAGCACTCCGCGATCGTCGAGCGCGTCGTGTTCGCGCGCGTCCAGGCCGCCCTCCGCGAGGGGACGCCGAATCGAAGCGTCGGCGTCCGGAATCCTGCGTACCTCCTGCGCGGTGTCCTCCGCTGCGCCGGCTGCGGCGCCGCGTTCACCACGGCCTCGACCATCTCGCACGGAGTCACGTACCGATACTACCGCTGCGGCACGCGCGATAAGCAGGGCGCCCAAGCGTGCGGATCGCAACCGCTGCCCGCAGAGGCCATCGAGCAGCTGGTGATCCAGCGCGTCCGCGCGGCGACCGCCGATGGCACGCTCGCCGGCGACGTCGCCGCCAGCGTGCGTCGCCGGATCCAAGCCCGGCGCGAGGCGTGCCAGATCGAACGCGAGCACCTGCCCGCGCGCATCGCCTCCCTCTCGCAGGAGATCCGACGGCTCGTCGACGTGCTCGCCACGGTAGAAGGGGGCGCGCGGCAACAGGTCCAGTCCCGCCTGCAGGAGCTCGAAGATCAGAGCGCCCATAGCGAGGCCGATCTCGTCGCCAGTACGCGCCAGCTCGCCGAGCTCGATGCGGTCGAGGTCGACGTGACCTGGGTCGCGCAAAGCCTCGCGGACTTCGACCGGGTCTGGGACCGCTTGACGGTGGAGAACCGCGGCCGGCTGGTCCGCGCCGTCATCCACCGGGTGGAGGTCGACGAACCCGGCAACACGGTGCGCGTCGTCCTCGCGGACCTCGGCGCGAATCTGGCCGACCCATCGACACCGACACCGCCCGAGCGCGTGCCTCTCGCGCCGCAGAGCCCCTCGGCATGACGGCCACGATCATCACCAGTCCCCTGTACCGGGTCCAGGTCGGCCACGGTTGTGGGTTCGTCGCGGAGCAGCCCGTCGCCCCGGAGCCGGTCCGCCGCCCCGCGCGGGTCGCGGTCATGTTGGCGCTCGCGCATCAGCTCCAGGCGCGGATCACCGAGGGCCGAGTCTGCGACCAGGCCGAGGTCGCCCGCCGGCTCGACCTCACCCGTGCGCGCGTCTCGCAGCTGCTCCGCCTGCTCCGGCTGGCGCCGGACCTCCAAGAGCAGGTGCTGTTCTTGGAGTCCGTCGATGGCCAGGAGCCCATCGTCACCGAGCGCACGCTGCGCAAGGTGACGCGAGAACGAGTGTGGGAGGCCCAGCGGAGCGCCCTTGATCAATTGCTGAACACCCCACGACCGACGCGCGTCAAGCGGCGCGCGCGCAAGTTTGGCTGA